AAACGAAAAACGAAGTGATTTCCAAACGTTTGGAAACGCCGGCTACACAGCCGGACGCCATGCAGCACAATGCACAGCATGGCACGATCCGCTGCAGAACGTCTGACGCTGTTTGAGGGCATCCGCGACAAAGTTGAGGGTGCTCTGTTGAGCGGCGCGCCCGTGGTCAGCTACACGGTTGACGGTCAGATGGTGCAGAAGGAGCCGACCAGCACTTGGTTGGCTGAACTGGACGCCAGAATTGCCGACCTGCGACGTCAGGCTTCCGGCGGGCTGTCACGGTCTCGGAATCTCGTGAGGTTCCGCAATGACTGATTTGCGACAACGAGTAGACGCAGCCGCAAGGCCGACCAGGCTTGACCGCATTGTGGGGGCCGTCAGCCCCGCATTGGCATCGCGGCGCGTGAAGGCCCGTATCGACCACGAGATTCGTCTGGCAATCAGCCAGCGAGCCGCAGAGCGGTTCACGGCATGGGAAGCTGCAGACCACGACCGGCTGCGCGGTGAACGCTGGATGGCCAGCAAGCTGACGACCAATGACGCACTGCAGAGCGAGCTGGAAACGCTGATCGACAGGGCAAACGACCTGTACAGGACAGACGTTTTTGCAGCCAGTGCTATCAATGGACGAGTGGACAACGTTATTGGCGTGGGCATTCGTCCGCAGTGCCGAGTTCAGCCGGAGCGGGGAATCCTGACGCCGAAGCAGGCCGAAGATTTTCGCGTCATGTCTGAATGGCTGTTTGCAAAGTGGGCTGAGGCTGAGGGCTGGCACACGAAGCAGCGAATGCTTGAGCGGTGCAACAGTATCTACGGCGAATCGTGGCTACACATGGCCGACGACGACGACCCAACAAAGCCGGTGACACTGACGGTGCAGGTGATTCACCCGCAGCGAATTCCGCTGTTTGGTTATGGTCAGCACACGCAGAATCAGCGACGTTTGGGGCTGCGACTGGACGCCAAAGGAAACCCGATTGCGGCATACGTCACGAAAGGACTGCCGAACGATTCGCACGGCTACGACCTGCGCGAAACCGAGGTAAGTCTTGACGACCTGCTGCACTGTTACGAGCAGCAGACACCAGGTCAGTTGCGTGGTGTGCCGTGGCTTGCGCCCGCCATGTCTAAGATGAAAGACCTGAAAGATTTTGTGTACGCAAACCTGATTGCCGAGCAGGTGGCGGCATGTCACGGGGCATTCGTCACGGGTGTGACAGATCCGGTGGCACTGGCGGAGTCAGGCCGAAGCAAAAGCAACTTGGAAGACCTTGCGCCGGGCAGCATTCAATACTTGGCGGACGGCGAAGGCATCACGTTCAGCGACCCAGCACGGCCAGGCACCACGCTTGCACCGTATGTTGAGTGGTCATTGCATGGTATTGCGGCTGCGCTGCGGTATCCGTACGAACTACTCAGCAAGCAGTTTACCAACAATTTCAGCGGCGGACGGCTGGCTCTGATCGATGGCCGGATTACATTCAAGGTCTGGCAATCCTGCCTGATTGAGCAGGTGTTTCGGCGTGTGTGGGCACGGTTCATCGATCGGGCTGTGGTGCAGGGTGTTTTGCCGGTTGATCCGGTGAAGTATGAGCAACATCGCGACCATTTCTTGCAGCATCAATGGATTCCGCCAGGCTGGCCGTGGGTTGATCCGCAAAAAGAGGTGCAGGCCGATATTCTGGCGATTGAAGCCGGATTGACGACACAGACAGAATCACTGGCGAGCCGTGGCCGGGATTTTGACGAGACGCTGCAGCAGATTGAGCGTGAGCAGCGGGCAAAAGCGGACATGCAGGCCCGCATGATGCTGTATCGTCAGGATCTGGATTTGGACGGGGCACCAGAGGCACCAGACGACCCACAGGACGACGAACAAGACATCGGAGCAGACTACAGCAATTCGGTGGGGTTGCTGGCAGTCGCGAAAAAGTACACGGGCATCAATTTCAAACCGCCGGCAGGTGTGAGAGCTGAGGCACAGCAGGGGCTGGACTGGCGGCGAGAATACGGGCGAGGCGGAACGGCAGTAGGTATTGCCCGAGCCAGAGACTTGAGCAACGGCAAAGAGGTCAGCCCCGAGACAATCAAACGCATGGTCAGTTATTTCGCACGCCATGAAGTTGACAAGCAGGGCGAAGGCTGGTCGCCTGGCGAGCCGGGATACCCATCGAACGGCAGAATCGCGTGGGCATTGTGGGGCGGAGATCCGGGGCGTGCGTGGTCTAACAAAGTGAACAAGCAGATGCAGGCAAGGGACAAACAATGAAGACAATCGACAGCCTGACAGATCCGGCGATGTTCCGCACGACGCGAACAACGGAACCAGTTGTGCGAGTTGACCGGAAAGCCAACGTGATTTTTGGCGCGTCATTGATGCAGGTGGGCGACCTGAACGATGCCGAGGTCAGGCCGTGGACTGTGGACGCGAAAACGCTGGATCAGGCATTGAGCATGGCCAGCCGATCCGCAAACGGATTGAAAGCCCGTTTCACGCACCCGAACATGTCAGCCGATGGCATGGGCAGTTATCTGGGCCGTTGGAAGAATCTGCGGATTGACGGCAGCACACTGCGGGGAGACCTGCACATTGCAGACGCGGCTTTCACGTCACCACAGGGCGACCTCGGCAATTATGTCATGGATTTGGCTGAATCCGATCCTGAGTCGTTCGGCGTGAGTCTGGCAACGAAACTGGATTCGGCAGACCTGCAGCAATTTACAACGCAGAACGACAGCAAGCCAAAGGCTGAGCGGTCAATGTGGCCGATGCGATTTGCGGCGATCAAAGCCGGCGACGTGGTGGACGATCCGGCAGCAACGCGGGGCGGCATGTTTTCACTTGATGCAGATTTGCGAGACCTGCCAGCACAGGCAACCACCTTGCTGCAGACGTATTTTGGCGATGCGGCACCATCAGTGGTCCGTGGACGTATCGCAGCGTTTTTGGACCGATATTTTGCCAGCAAAGGGGAACAGGCCATGCCTGATGAAACCGAGCCAGAGGCACCAGTGGAACAGACAGAGCAGCCGGCAGCGGAATCAACACCCGTTGCTGATCTGTCTTCAGTTGCCGAGGTGCCGGAGATTGTCACAACGTCAACGGCGGATCTTGCAACCGTTGAGCGAGAACGATGCAAGAAAATTCGCGCCCTGTGCGATATTGCAGGATGCGGCGACAAGTTCAATCAGTTTGTTGACGCCGGGTTTTCAGTGGCTGAAACACAATCAGCCCTGAAAGACCTGATGAGCAAACGCGGCAGCGTTCTGGATTCAGCACCGGAACCGCCAGCCGATCCGAACGCGAAGTACCGAGCTGAATTCGCAACACACCGTCACCTTCTGAGTGTTTCAGAAGAACAGTACATCCGCAGCCGTCGAATCGACGACGGGCTGGAACCTCTTCAGAAGTGAAGGAGAATTAACCAATGGCAGTAACAGCAAACCAGGTGGTTTTGATGCAGGACGCTGGCGGCATTACGCAGTGCAAGGCTGCAGCCGTCAACCTGTACCAGAACACAATCGCATTCTATGACGCATCCACAGGATTCGTCACGAACGATGACAATGCCGGCGCAAACGCATTCGCCGGTATTGTCTATCAACAGTGCGACAACAGCGGCGGCAGCGCAGGCGATAAGGTTGCCGAACTGTGGACTGAGGGCGTTTTCCGATTGACCGGCAGCAGCTTTACCCAAGCGATTGCAGGTGATCTGATTTACGCGACTGACAATTTCGTCATCACGGCGACCAGCACGAACGCATCCCGAATTGGTCGGGCTGTCAATTTTGTTTCTGCAACTCAGATGGACGTTATGATTGACGTTCTGGGCTGAGTGCTCTTGACCTGAAAGGGTTTTATAATGGCTCTTGATATCGCATCAGCACAGGTCAAGCTGCGAGACCTGACAGCAAAGTTTGACAACCGGGTGAGTGCAGCGACACCGTTCTATCCAACAGTCTGCTACGATGCTTCCAGCGTGCGATCGTCCGAAAAATACGGATGGCTTGGCAACATGCCTGGAATGCGTGAGTGGCTGGGTGAGCGTCAGTTTTCCGAACTGCGGGCGGCGAATTTCGTGCTTGAAAACAAGCACTGGGAATCGTCTCTGCTGATTAAGAAAACCGACCTTGCGGACGACAATCTCGGTCAGTACGGGCCGGTACTCGAACAGCTCGGAATCGAGGCTGCGCACCATCCGGATGATCTGTGGTTTTCTACGCTTGAGCTGGGCGAAAGCACCGCCTGCTACGACGGTCAGTTTTTCTTCGACACTGATCACGTATGGGGCAACAGCGGCACCCAGTCGAACGACATCACCAGCACTGTTGTCAGTACGTCTGCTCCGACTGTTGCGGAAATCAAAACCGCGATCCGGAAGATGATTCGCACGATGTTGGCATTCAAAAACGATCAGGGCAAGCTGTACAACCGCCCGACGATTGGGCGGCTGAACGACTTGACGTTGCTTGTGCCGCTGGCATTGCGTGATCTGGTGTACGACGCATTGGAATCCGAGCTTCTCAGCAACAGCTCGAACGTCGTTGTTGACCGTCCGAACATCGTCAGCAGCGCGTATCTGACCAGCGACGTGAAACTGTACCTGTTCAAGACCGGCGAAGCCGTGAAGCCGTTTGTGTTCCAGCGACGCGAGCCGCTGACGCGAATGATGAAGGGCATCGACGATCTGGAAACGAAGGACGTCAAGTTCATGAGCGAAGCCCGCTACAACGTGGGGTACTTCGCATGGTGGACGGCGATTCTTTGCACGCTGACGACCTGATGACGGCGGTTTGACTGAGCAACAGGGCAGGCGACGGCTTGCCCTGGCTGCGACTGTGTCCGCCACGCAGTCGCGGCATTTTTTGGCGGCGGAAATAAAACGGAAAAACAAGATGCAGACTTACACGGTGGCACTGGGAAAAGCGGCTGACGGACGGCACAAGGACACCAACAAGCGGCATTTCCGTAGCCGGCTGTCAACAGGTGGTTTTTTGGAAGTGATCGACGGCAAGGAAACGACGCTGGCAGTCAATGAGGTCGATGAATCGATGTTGCAGAATCTCGCATCCCGCGAGTTCATCAGCATCACTAAAGCACCACAGGCAGCACAGCAGCAGGGCCGAGCCAGATGAGCCTACGCGAGCAAATGCGAGATGATGTTTGCGCGATCCTGAACACCGATGAATTGGGTGAGCAGGCGACGTGGACAAATTCCGCAAGTGCAGCGATTCCGCGAACGGTTCGATTGATTGAACAGCCCGAGCGGCAGACGATCAGGCGAGCACATATTTGGACGCCGGTTGACACCACACAAGTGACAGCCGGGGACACGTTCAGAGTCAAACGCGGAGCAGTGACAACGACTTGGGTGGTGATGTTCAGTGACCCCGCAGAGACGGCACTGCAGCGGTCATATTGCCACCTGCAGTTGTCTGAGTTCATCACGATTGACGCACGAAAGCACGCCAAAGGCCCCGCAAGGGCCGAGCGGGCAATCGTAGACAGTCAAACAGCACAGATCCGGTGCCAGTGGTTCACGTCATCAACTGAGATTGACACTCAGGGCCGGCGGCGTGCAATGGCTGGTGAGTTTTATTTGTTTCTGCAGAGCCTGCGAAATATCAACGTGGCTGACACTGTGATTGATGCAAGTGGGCGAACATTCAGAATCGAACGACTGGAAAACCAGCTGACACGGGTAGACCTGCCGTACCTGATTTGCAGCAGGTCTGACGCATGACAGCAAAGGTGAAACGGATTGATCGCAGGCCAGAACTGATGAGGTCATTGGACACGGCAACAGGAAAGGCACTGAGGAAAGCAGCGTTGCTGTGTCAGGCGATTGCAAGGCAACTGGTCAGCAAGCAATACACGGGGCCGAGTCGAGAAGAACGAGACCGAAAAAACAGGCGAGCACGGGAGAAGCGAGCAGAACTAAAAGAACGGGCGAGACTGAGGAAAGAGCAGGCAGCCGGTGGCGAAACGTAGGCGGAAATCGGCATTTGCAAAGCTGCGAGCGAAGGCAAACAAAAGCATCGCCCGCAAGATTCGCAACACGCAAAAAACCGTCAGGCGAGCAACACGGCAAATTGAACGAACACTGGCCAGCAACAGCCTTGCACGAGCAGGGCGGAAGTTGGCAAGGAAAACAACACGAATCTCAAAGCGGCTGACAAAAAAGGCCGTCAAGAGAACAAAAAAGACACTGAAGGCAGCACGTCAGGCACGCAAGACAACAACCAAAAGCTTGCAGGCATGGCGGCGAGGAAATCGGCAACGAATCAGGGAACGAAAGCGAGCGCAATCAGCAGCAAACCGGGCACTGAGGATTGAGCAGCGACAATACAACAGGCTGACACTACAGGGCGACGTGGAGACGACCGGCGCAAAACTCCGGCAGTCATCAGACAACAGGGGATCGAGCAGACCAGGGGAACCGCCAAGGATGAGGACCGGCAAGGGCCGGCAGAGCATCACAGCAGAGCTGCGAATGAAAGGGAAGAAACCAGAGGCCCGGACATTCGTAGACAAGAAGGTTGCCTCGTATATGGCAATTTGGGAGTTCAGACCAGACAACAAGCAGAGACCATTTTTGAAACCAGCAGTCAATGACAACATCACACTGCTGGGACGTGAGATCGGTGATTCACTCAGACAGACATTGAGACCGCAGGCGGGTAAGAAAAAGGCGAAGGTGACGTAATGGCGGAAACAGGCGTTGACAGACTCATAGGCGAATGGTGGGCATCGACTGCCGCACTGTGCGACCTTGTTTCTGCCGACCGGCTGTTTGCGAGCGTGGATCAGTTTTTGGAGACTCAGGACGACGACGCGGACGAAGACGGATACACGGATGACCTGGTGGTGTTTGACGTGGTCAGTGAACCAGCCTGGCGGACAAATTCAGCACAGGGCTGGCGGTCAGCGGTGACACTGGCCTGCATGTCGATTGATTACGACCGCAGCAAGAGCATCGGGCAGCAGGCAGTGTTGAGTTGGCAAAATGACGGATACACGGGGTCAGCGGTGACAGTGGCAACGGCGAAACCATCCGGACAAATCACGACGACGCAGGACGAAGCAACAGGAATCTGGACAACGTCGGTGCAGTTTGATTTTTTTCATACTGGGGTGTGAGGCATGGCAGACGTTTCAGTGACAGCGGCAAGCGTGGTCAAAACAGCCACCAGTCTGATCGGCTACGGCACTGCTGGCGGCACGGTGACAGCTGGCCAGCCAGTCTATGCTGACACCACGGCAAGCAACAAACTGAAGCCGTGTGACGCTGACGCTTTGGCATCGTCAAAAACAATCGGAATTGCGATGCACGGAGCGAGCGACGGGCAGCCGCTGCAATACTGCTACGGTGGCAATCTGACATTTAATTCAGCGTTCACTGTGGGAGAGGTGTACGTTGCCAGCGTGAACGCCGGAGGAATTGCACCGTATGCTGATCTGGCATCCGGTGATTTTGTGACCATTCTTGGCGTTGCCACAACGGCAACGAATTTGAAAATCGGGATTCTTTACTCAGGCATCGCCAAACCATAATCAGGAGCAGATACAATGGCAGCAGGGACACCATTCACCGGCAAGTCAATGACGTTCAAGAGCGGCGCAACGCCAGCCGCGCAGGACCACGTTGGCAAATGGGAATTGACAATCGGCGGAGCGTCCGGCAAGTTCGCCACAAACTCAACAGGCGGATTCCGGAAAACCACGATCGGCGTAGGGGAGTATTCTGGGTCTGTGACAATCCTGCTGCATGATGGCGGCGGAATGCCGTATGCTCGTGGCGACGAAGTGGCTGCGCAGTTTCATGCTGATGCTGATGATTATATCAGCGGCACGATTATCATCACTGAGGTTGGGCCGATTACGCTTGACGCTGACAGTGGCGACCCGGTGGCGATTGACTACAAATTCGATGGGCAGGGTGCGCCGTCGAAGTCTGGTAACGCATTTAAGGTTGTTTGATAAGGGAGAAAGACCGTGGCGGACGGTTTATTCAATCTCGTTGGTCGGCGGACTATCGAGTTGACAAAGGACGGCAGGACGTATCGGCTGGCGGTAGCACTGCTGGCCGATTACGCGCGAAAAGAGGAGGCAATGTTGCAGCGGGTTGGCAGCCCGTATGCGGGCATTGAGGGCATTCAGGACGCTGCAGCCAGACAATCTGCGATGAAGATTGCAGCCGACACGGCGGCACGTCCATTGATTGCCACAATGCAGGATGAAGACAGGTTTGACCGATCGTTTCGCGGTCTTGCATGGAACGTCTGGCGAGCGTTGACAGTTCACCATCCTGACGAATTCCCGGATAATCTACCGAGCGAAAAAGGCATTCAACTGGGATGCAATTTCATCGCGTGGTTTGGTGACGTTGCTGCTGTTATCAATGCGATTCATCGAGCACAGGAGCATGACATTCTGGGAAACTCCGAAGCCCCGGACAAGGCGACGGGTTAGCATTGCCAACACGTCGAACTGTACCGTGGGCAAATATCTGCCGGGGGCTGTGCGAGAAATACGGCTGGACGCTGGACGCGGTCAGCCGGTTGACCATGTATCAGGCGTTGGCAATGTTCGGTTGCTGGTGCCCTGAAGACATATTCACGAAGAAAGAAGCCTGAGCGATGGCTGTTACCGTACAAGAAGCCCAGGTGATTTTTTCCGCTGACGGAATGCAGAAAGTCAGCACGGCAGCCGGGCAGGCTGGCAAGGCAATGGACAATCTGGCCGCACGGGCAGGCAAGGTCGGTTCATCGCTCCGGAGCATCACAAGCGTGGGTGGGCCGATCGGTCAGATATTTGCGACTATTGGGGCAGCCAAAGGCGTGACCGCCATGATGCAACTGGCTGCAGGTGCCGAACAGACTGCAATGGAATTTGAGGTGCTGACGGGATCTGTTGGCAATGCGCAGGCGATGATCGGTCAGCTGCGCGAAATCGATCTGAAAACCGTGTTTGGCACACAAGACCTGGCGCAGGCATCCAGCATGATGATGCGCATGGGCATGTCGAGTGAACAGGTGGTTCCAGTGCTCGGAATGATGACTGAGGTGGCAGGCAGCAGCAAGGAAAAGTTGCACGATCTCGCCTACGCTATGTCGCAAGTGCAGATGGCTGGACGCCTGACAGGGCAGGAAAATATTCAGCTTATCAACGCCGGGTTTTCCCCGCTGGCAGTGATTGCCGAGCAGACTGGCCGAAGTATGGCCGACTTAAAAAAGGACATGGAAAACGGTGCGATATCGGCCAATATGGTGAAGCAGGCCCTGAGTGATTTGACGACTGGCACTGGCCGACTGGCAGGGTTTCAGGACAAAGTCAGCCAAAGCACTGCGGGCATGTTTGCGAAGGCTCAAACGAATCTGGAGTTGCTGGCGATTGAAATCGGTAGCGAGGTGCTGCCATACGCCAATCAGTTTTTGCAGTGGTCAATCGACATGATGCAAAACGTAGACGGACTGGGGTCAGCGTTTGGCCGTGGGCTCGGGGCTGTGGCTGAGTGGTTCACGACGACACAGGACTACTTCGCGGACATCGGCGTGGTGGTCGGCACCGTGGTTGCCGATCTGGACAACGTGTGGCGTGGACTGTTCGAGGACATTCCGAACTACGCAGCGGCGGCGTTTGAGTGGATCAGCACGAACAGCAAGATTGCGATGGATAACATCGCCATCGGTGCCAAAAACATGTGGTCACAGATGGAACGCGGCAGCAAGCAAATGGGCGAAGAAATCGCGTTTGCGTTGGGGTTGTCTGACGAGGTGCTGACAATCCCCGAGCCGACCATGCAGGCAATGCAGGCGTTCGCGGGATTTCAGCCACCTGACGTCAGCAGCGCAACAACGAGCGTCATGGAAAACATTGATGCGCAGCTGGCGGCAGCACGAGCAGAACGCGAGGCCGAGCGGTCAAAAGGTAAGCCAGCACCGGAGGGCGGCGGATTTGCTCCGGTTGACTTCGGGGCCGGCAGTTTGGGTGCGGCGGCTGGCATGGCGGCGAATGAAGCAGCAAAAGCCGTCAGTGAGCGCGGTGGGGCTGCCCAAATGTTTCAGCGACTGCAGGACCGGCTGGCGAACAACGCTGAAAAAGACCGATTGCAGCGGGAGCAAAAAGACCTGCAGCAAAAGGCCCTAGACGTATCGAAAGAAATTTTGGGAGCACTGCAGGGCGGATTGCCCGGCATTGGATTGTTAGGGTGAGTCTATGCCATACCCAGCATTCACAGAACACGAAGACAGCCCGCAGGAATCTGGTAACAGATCCGGGGAGTTGTCGTTTACTCGCGTATTCCTGACGGCATGGGCCGACCGCTGGGATTTCATTGCCGAGCATTTCAAGAGCGGGCCGTTTGGGCTGCCTGCATCCTATTCGAGCCGGTGGCCGGGCGTGCTGGCAGACGGATTCACGATAGACAAGCTGGTCGTAAAACCAATTGCAGGAACGATTGACGACCCGAACACGCAGCAGCTGGAGCACGACACGCAGGCGAAAATCTCGATCACGTATACGCCGCTGCAGACCGATCAGGGACAGCAACAAGACCCGAACGACCCGACGCCATTGCCGGCAGGAACATGGTGTACGTATTCGCAGGACAGCAACATCGAATTCCGCAGCATACCGGGCCGGTCAGTCAAGTGGGTTTCAGACAACGTGCTTTTGCCGGCGGACGTAAACACGATCGTGCCCGAGCCAATCACAACACATCAAATTTCATGGCATCAGGTGCAGGTGGTGCCGTGGGTCACGTTGGGCGATATGAAGGGCTGTGTCAATGAGTCAGCCTGCAGGCTTCCCGGCAGTCCGCAGGTGTTCCAGCCGGAGACGTTGCTCTTTGAGGGGCTGCAGGACGAAGTCACGTTGAGCACAGACGCACAATGGAGCACGCGCAAGATCACGCTGCGGTTTATCGAGAAAGCGCAGAAGGGTTTTGCATCTGGAGCACGGACAGGAGCAGCCCCAACAGGCAGCACGATATACGGATGGAATTATCAGTGGCGGGACGATGTCAGCGACTACGATAGGCCGGTCAGCAGCGACGACGGAAGCCCGATGTTTAAGAAGTACGATTTCAACACACTCTGGACATCGCAGACATGACGCAAGGCGACAAGAGGCCGACAAGATTTGAGAAAGGCCAGAGGCTGAAGGCCAGTGAGTTGAATGGCCTGGCGGAGTCTATTGAGGCAATCGTCCGCAGGATGCAAGGGCAGGGTGTTGTAAATCCACTAAACAGACAGGCCGTTCTGCAAGAAGATTTGCTGGCAGCAGTAGACAGCTTTACAGACCCAAGCACAGCACTGGCGGAAATAATCCGACGCAAGGCGAATGGGGATTTAGAGTCATCAGGCGAGGTTGTGACAGTTGTGAATCGATTTGAAAACATCAGCATTGACGTTGGCACATATATCAAAATCGAATGGATGGACGGCGAATGGCAGCCATATGCGGCAGACTGCCCGAGCGAATCAGCAAGCCTAAGTGCGTCACAATGAGAGGGGACTGACATGCTGTTAGGCTGTTGCCATTGTGGCGAACAAAGTGAATCTTCGGAGTCTGAAATATCTGAATTAAGCGGATCTATTTCGTATCCAAGTTGGTCAGAGTCGTTTCCCAGTACGTCACAATACCCAAACAGTACTGACTACAGCGGCGCACTCGATTACCCGTGCGAGGCATGTTTAGGGGACGTGATTCCGGAGGCGTTTGAGGTCACGCTGGATCTGGAGCAGCGTGACCCGATTGCGGCAGGCTTTGACGTGGAGTGTTTTGAACAGGTCAGTGACCGCAGGCCGTTTAGAATTCAGAGGCTGACAGGACCATATAGCATAAGCGATTGTGGGTTTCAATTAGGTTTAGGTGGTGGATTGACACCTGACCCCGGCGATGTGTGGTGCTGCTACGGAAACGGGTTTCGTGGCTTTGCGGCAAATTTGGGCTGTCACTCAATCAGTGGCGTTGGCGTCTGTGGTCTTGAGCCACTGATTTCAATGCGGCTGATGAAACTCGGAAACGCATACAATCCACCACGGTATTCCGTACAACTTGCGTTTCAGTTCTATCAATGCAACGAGCAGGGCGGGGGCGGGGGAATTGCATCGGCAAATTATTTGAAGGTAATATATCAAGGCATTGCAGCAGACGACGGCAGTTTCCCGACACGAACAGACAAGCTGTTTTGTCTTAACGAAATGCAGCTTGGTTGGCGATTTGCGGAAGGGTCATTTGATAGTTTTGATTTCGGCAGCGGTGGATACTGTCCCGGCAACAACTACAGTTGGGAACTGAATCGCGGCACGTTCCCACAGTTTATCAAAGTCAGGCCGGCGGGGACGTGATATGGAGCCGTGCGGATATCGCGAGGACATAGGTCGGCAAGATTTTGCGGCGTGCCACAATCCGAAGATTCACACGCCTGGAATGGTTCCGCTGGAAGTGTGCGGGCATTGCTTGCTGAGGCGTGCGCCGTGCTATGAAATTGCAACCGCCGTTGCGATGGTAAAGAATCAACGTGCAGCAGGCCCATACCGACCAGCCCCAAAGTCCTGCGGCGGCTGCGGCACGGTTAAGCGCAGGGACACGGCGACACAGTTTGTCTGGCCGTATTTCTCCGGAGCAGCGAGCGGCGATGAACTGCGATTCAGCATCCGATCCGTTGAGCGGTTTTTTCACGGTCCCGTGAAAATCACAATCGTGGGCGACCGTCCAGACTGGTTTCGCGGTCACGTCATTCGGCAGCCACGAATTGCCATGTGCAAACACTGGGGCTTCCGTGACATGCTGGCGAAAATGCAGGTGATGGCCGAGCACTCCGAGATTGACGGCGAATTTGTGTGGATGATGGACGACGTGTATTTCCTGAGGCCGACGACGTGGGACGACATTGAGACACCGCGAGCCTACCCGTGGCACGACGGCAACGGCGGCAATGCCTGGCACAAGATCAAGCGGGCGAGCATGGCAGCACTGAAGGCCCGAAAATTGCCGACGCACGACTACGCAACACACGCCCCGCATACAGTCGAGAAAACTAAGCTGCGGCAACTGTTCACGGAATTTAATTTAAGCAGCCAGACACTGACGTGGGAGATTCTATACGGCAACAGATACCGGGGCCGACCCTACGGCACACGACCGTGGTTCGTGCGACTGATGAAGCCGATGAACGCCAGCGAACTGCAGGCCGCACTGGCGGAGGCGAGCGTGTGCAATCACTTGGCACAGTTGTGGACGCCAGTGATGCGGCAGCACCTGGCGGAGTTGTTGCCGGAGCCGTCGTTGACTGAGACGACCGATTGCGGGTATCGTCCGCAATTCAAAACGCGCGGGAGGCAGCCGCGAGTGGTTAAGAGGCGACCGCCGAAGACGTGGCGGCGAAACATTGAGAGGGCAGCACGTGAGGCACCTGTTGTTGATACAGTCGGCGTACAATGACGGCGAACTGTCCCGCAGGCGGCTGGAGATCACGCAGCACACGGTCATTCCGACGCTGCGGGCGCAAACGTCAGCCGTCGAGGTCGTGGTGGCAATTCATCGAGCAGATCCGCACCAGGCCGAACGGCGGGCGGTGTACGAGTCCTGCGGTCAGGTGGTGCGGTTTGTCGAGGTTGATTCGTGGCGACTGATCGGCGGGGACTGGGATCTGCCGAAGGGCTGGAAGATTGTCAGCCGCTGCGACGATGACGACTGCCTTTCCAGTGACTTCTGCGCCAGACTGCAAGCACACGCAACCGAGCGGCGGCAATGCCTGCAGTGGCCGAGCGGGTATGTTTTCTGGCGGCAGCAGATTTTTTTGATTACCCATCCGGGCAACCAGTTTGTTTCGCTGGTGACTGACCTGCAGGAAACACCGCACGATTACAGGCACTGGGAGATCGTGCAGCAGTTGCCGACCGTCAACGTGGACAGCAGGCCGGGCTGGATCTGGGTGAGGCATGGCGACACGGCCACGAGCACACTCAGCAAATACCGACGCAAGCAGGTGGGGCGGATCGATTCCGACCGAATCCCGGTGAATCTGCGGGCAATCCTGCGAGCCGCTGAAGCGAGCG